TCACCCACGATTAACCAACAGCCAGACCAGCAGACACGCCACCACCGGCACAGCAAAATCCATCAGGCTTGCCACATCCCACGCGCGCGGATCAAAACCGCCCCACCACGGCATATTCATTCGCTTGCCATGCCCGAACATTTCGATCCAGCGATATTCTGCCTAGGTGTGTTCACGCGCAATGAAGAACGTACAACCGGCTATCGCCCCGTAAGCCCAGTTCCCGGTAAAAAGACCAATCAGTAGCTGCGCAGCCACAGCACAAAGCGCATGAAGGAAAGGTGTTATATCCATTTTCATCCTACCCAATAAAACGGGGCGCTCGGCCCCTTAATATTATTTAGACGCAAGCGCCGCCTCAATTGCAGATAATCTTTGTCTTAATTCTGCGTTTTCTTCTTCCAGTGCTGTTATCCTGTCGTCTGACTCTCTGGCTACCTGAACAAGCAAACCCGTTACGCCTGAGTAATCAACGGTATAGTATCTTTCTCCCTCTTCTCCATCAGACCCATTGTCCCCGCTCTTGTACTTTATTGTGCTACCAACTGATTCAGGGATTGCATTAAGTGCCTCTTGCGCAATAACGCCAGCATAAGGCATACCATTAGACTTGAGACGGTAAGTATACCCATTCATTAATCTGATGCGCTCAGTGGCATTATCAATAACCTGAATGTTTTCTTTAAGATCTCTGTCCGACACCTGGTCGAATGATGTAGCCTTGCATGACCCGTTTATCTCAAGCTGATAGGTTTTATCTGGGTTCCTTTGTGCATAAAACAAAAAAAGCCCGCCATCATCCCTAATTTCATAAACAACTGGACGACTGGAATTTCCCCATAATAACGTCGACACACCAGAATACGCCGTACCTTGCGTGTTTAGTGTCATGGTCGACCCGTGATTAGCATATTTGATCTGCAATGAGTCTGTATTATCAAACTTAATAAGCGCGTTACTTCCCCGCACACCATACGACATGAGACAGTTCCCCATCTTAAGGTAACCATCACTGCCTGGAAAAATTAAAGTTCCTCCGTAAAGATCACTAAAGTCCCAAAAGATACCTTTTGTCCCGTTATGTGTGACGATCCTCGTCATTGTATCTTTAGTACCATCAATATTTTTTCTGGTATATATGTCACTATAAGCGTTTTCCGTTTCACCAGTCTTATTTGACAAATGCAGCTTACCGCTGAATATAGTTCCAGTTGTTGGCAATGTTTTTTGATCATAGATTACATTGCAATAACCATTCCATGTTGTTTTATTGTCTACATAAGATTTTGTTGCGTAGTTTCCTTGATCGGTTTTTAATTTACTAACATCCGATTTTAGCGTTTTGATGTCATCAGGAATTACTGTTTTTGTAACCATTGTCTTACTCCATTAAGCCCATGTCCTTACATGCTGATCTGTCGTAATGAAAGGCATTAAAGAAGATATGTTTTTACTGCTATCAACAATCCTCATGTTTACGAAAAAACCACCGCGATCAATGCCCGTACATCTTTCGTTTTCTGGCTCCTCGTAATCAATAATGCAGCCAATAACATCAACAAGAACCCCATTTTCTTCTTCAAGACTGAACAGGCCACTGTCATATACAATTGCGTTAAACTGTTCTCTGTTATCGAATCGTAATGTTATATCCCGCATTATACGTATTCCTTAAGCTGCGTATCTGACAATGCTCTGTTCCAGAAACGGAGGTTTTTTATATGACCATTAAGGTGTCGTAATCCTGTCGTCGTTTGCCCCCCGATTCGAATCACGGCTGCTTCACGAATATATTTCCATACTGTTTTGGTTTCAGTGCTTATATGCTTATTTGCAAATGAGCATGTCATGCCGTCAGCCTTAACCCTGAATCCCATAACGAGATCTCTTACTCCGCATGACTCATATACACGCCGGTTAGCCCCGCCTATATCGCAATACGAATAACCATCCTGACTGATAGTTCCAGAAGAACCAAACCCCATAATAAATGGGCCTCCGGACTGGTGATTTTCTGAATCAATGACACGCGGTGCAGCATTATGAGAAATAAACCAGTTTTTATGGACTTCCACCATGAACGTAAAAGGCATGGTATACATATTTTTCATCAGCGGAAATTTACATAAATCTGATGCACGAGTCGCTGGCTCTGTTGTCGTTATGATAAAGGAAGTTGCACAAGCACCATACTCGAATTGCGGGGTGGTTACTTCTATCCAGTCACCTGTTGCAAAAGCCCCCACTGCTCTGTCGGCTGCAATTTGCAGCTGCGTACCAACCATTCCCCATTCTGGCAGACATTTCAGTGTTGCCTGAAAATATATCCATCCACTACCAGGGTCGATTTCAAAGTTTGCTGTTAATAGCTGGGCATTACCACCCGTAATTTGTAGTTCATGAGTCTGTAATGACAAATAGGCGTCACAAAGGAAAGTGTATCCTTCCGAGTTATACCGTTCAAAACGGATACGTGCGCGAACATTGAGATCACTTCTTACCCTGAACGACGCGGTAACATACGGACCTTTACTGTACTGATCATCGCCAGTCACATCTATGCCTTTATTACCAGCAACTGTGCATATATTTCTCCCTGTTGTCGTTCCTGCTATGTCGCTTCCTACTGTGAAACGTCCATATTTAAACTCAAATTCATCTGTTGATGATGTTACAGATATACCACCGCTTTTATTCCACGCATCAGGATTAAAACTATTTACGAACATGTTTGTTCGCTGATTCTCTATCAGCAAACCATATTTTTCAAAACGAGGAACGTTATTCCCTGCCACGGTAATATGCCCGGACTTATCAATATACGTTGCTGATGAAGCGCGGCTAAATTGGCATATGCCATTAACAGGCATTGTTATTTCATCACTGCCGATGGTTATTGTTTTATAGCCCGGGGCATACCCTGTTATCGCTTCCAGAGAATCATTCAAGGGTAGCCAGATATCAGGAAGCGGAGGGACTGAAGCAGGATCAGCGGCATCTTCTGCAATCCGGGCTGCATTCTCTGCTCTTGTTGCGGCTGACGTTGCTTCTATCTCGCTGGCTGCTGCTTTTGTTTCACTCGTCTTTGCGTTAGTTTCACTGGTTTTTGCAGCTTTTTGGCTATTAGCTGCCGCACTTGCAGAACCAGCTGCGGCACTCTCGCTTTGGGCCGCTGCATCCTGACTGTTTTTTGCCGCAGTTTCGCTGGCTTTGGCATTCGTTTCGCTGGTCTTCGCTGCCGTCTGGCTGGACTTTGCGTTAGTTTCACTCGTCTTCGCAGCTTTCTGGCTGTTAGCCGCAGCAGTTGCTGATCCAGCTGCTGAAGTCGCAGAACCGGCTGCTGCGCTCTCGCTTTCAGCTGCTGCAGCCTGGCTATTTTTCGCCGCAGTTTCACTGGCTTTGGCATTCGTTTCGCTGGTTTTCGCTGCCGTCTGGCTGGACTTTGCGTTGGTTTCGCTCGTCTTTGCGGCTGTCTCGCTATTTTTCGCGTTGGTTTCTGATTTTTTGGCTGCTGTCGCGGAGTTTGCCGATGCAGTCTGTGAGGCCGCTGCCGCCTGTGCACTATTAGCTGCATTCGTTTCTGAGGTTTTCGCCGCGTTCTTTGATGATGCCGCTGCAGTTTCGGATTTCTTTGCCGCCGCTGCGCTCTGAGAGGCGGCTTCGGCGTTGCGTGCCACTTCTTCCACCATTGCCTCAAAACGACGCAATGCCTCCGGCATGACATCATCTTCCGTCATGGCACCGAGAAAATCATTCAGCGTACCTGGTCTGGAACCTTCATAGACGGTAATGGTTCCGGCATGTGAAGGCGGAAAACCTTCAACCAGCAGGGTGACGCTGTACTGGCCATACTCAACATCCATGCTGTAACGCCCGGCTTCATCAGGATTTTCAGAGGCCACCGTGTTCACCAGTACCGTGGTGCTGTTACGCTTTGCCTTCAGTTGAATAGTGCAGTTCTGTATTGGTTTTCCCGCACCATCTTTCAGCACACCTGAGATTTTTACTGCTGCCATATCCACTCCACAAAAAAGCCCGCCTGAACCGGCGGGCTGTCATAACACTGTGTTACCTGGCTAATCAGAATTTATAACCGACACCCACGATGAAACCGTCAGTGCGCCAGTCACCACTGCCGGAACCTTCATAAGCAAGGTCAATGGCCACGGATTCGGTCGGGTTAAACTGCACGCCAGCCCCCCACGCCAGAGACGTGTTGCTGTGGCGACCGTCATCACTTCCGGTCAGCACATCATGCGTTTTCCCCTTGTTGTCAGTTACGCGGAGATAATCCCCGGAGAACGTCGAAACACGGCTGTAAGCCACACCTGCCATCGCATAAGCACTGAACCATTCATTCACGCGTACAGATGGCCCCGCCATCATGCTGAACCAGCGGTTACGCACTGAATCTTCATGCCAGCGGGTATCGCTGTAATGCGTTTTTTGCTCATCTTTGGCATTGGCATAACTGAATGACGTCACCAGCCCCAGCGTGTCCGTAAATTCATAACGGTATTTCACGTTAATGCCCTTCAGGTCATCACTGCCTGGCATATCAGTATAGGTCTGAAGATACCCGGCGCTTAGTGTGGACTGATGCTCTGCTGCGCTCGCTGGCGTACCAGCGGCAACCAGCCAGACTACTGCGGACAGAATAACAGCACATAATTTACGCATAATTACCTCTCGCTTTTCTGCAATAAAAAAGGCGTCATTTCTGACGCCCGTATTGGGGTTATAAAATTCAGCTGATACTGATGCCTGCGGTGGCTTTCTTCATCACCACAACCAGCAAATCGCTGATACTTGCTGTGGGATACCAGCCATTTACCAGCCATGCCGATACAGAAAATTCCAGTGTCATGACACCACTGCCTGCAGGCATATCAATAACACCCGTATATATCAGCGTATTATCCAGAGCCGTTCGGTTATAAATTTCAGCACCGTTTTTTCGTACTATCAGACGGCATGAGGAGTAGATATCAGTATGATCTTGCTCATGTTTAGCGCCACTGAATGCCACCGCCGGGATAACAATTTGCCGGTCAAACGGCTGATCGTCATAAACCCTGACGGTAATGGTTCCTGATGGCCACCGCTCCGGTGCACGGGAGTCCCGGGGGAAAGCTTTGCCCACCGTTTTAACGAGATCGCCTTCAATCTGGTTCGCGGACAGTTTTCCCAGAACCCGGCAGTTCTCGTTAATCGTGACGTTGTTGAGCGTCCCGGAGTTCGCATTCACGTTACCGCTGATATCGGCATTTTTCGCCGTCAGCCGCCCGTCCGGTGTCAGGGAAAATGCCGGAGGATTACCGCCGCTGGTAATGGTGGGAGCCGTCAGATATTTCAGGAACACTTCGTTCATGAATATCTGATCGCCCTGACCAACAAACATCGGCTTTGTGTTGCCATTCGCAGGATTAATCATCGCAATCCTGTCTGCCGCCAGCAGCACCTGACTCTGCATGCCGTCAGGGGTGTTTTCAATACCGGCACCAATACCCGCGATATAAAGGCGTCCGTCCTGCATCTGCTGCAGCTTCACAGCCCACATGCTGTTCAGGTTATTATTTGTATCAACCTGAACCTTCTGTATCTGCTGGATCGCTGCACTCTGGTCTTCCAGTTTCTTATTGACGGTCTGCGTGATTTCATTACTGACATCCGTGATGGACGTTCTGATTTCCGCCAGGTCAGGCGCAAGCTGACCGTTATCAATCTGCGTCCACAACTCCTGAGCCAGATGGGTTTTCCCTATCTCTCCTTTGAAAAAATCCAGATAGCCGGATGCATCATCACTCGGCTGGCCAACAGCCTCCACGAATGCCGATTTGCCAACGGTGTTCACACTGCGGATGTAAAAATAATAATCATGGCCCGGCCTGATATTGATACTGGCAGCTATCCAGTACAGCGCCGTGCCAAGATAGCGCGCTGTGGTTTCAACCTGTCTGATATCCGCAATCCGCTTTTCCGAGAACCAGAATTCAAACTGTACCGTCGGGTCATAAACGGCAAGATGCGGCGTGGCGGTTATCTGAAAATACCCCGGTGTCAGCTCAATCCGCGACGGTGCTGCCGGTGCGGCAATCCGGAACGATACCGACGCCGGATCGCCCTGCTGCCCCCAGGCATTTGCCGCCTGGACTGTCAGCCTGTAGTTTCCCAACGCCAGTTGCGTGAAGCGGTATGTGGTTTCCGTCGTCCGGGCCGTGCTGACCAGCCGCTCACTGCCGTCATCCGCTGCCACGGTCAGGCGAAGCATAAAGCTCACGCCCTTCACCACCTTCGGCGTGTCCCAGCGCGCCAGTACCTGATATTCCCCGCTGTCTGCGGTGACTTCGGCAGTCAGGTGCTGCACCGCTGGCGGCGTGACACCATTCACCGTGCCACTCTGGTCGCCGTCAAAGTGCGCCCCGTTATCCACGATGGCCTCTTTTTCCGGCACATGCTGCACGGCGGTGATGGCATA